GTTGTAGAGTCCGTCTCGGAAAAGGGCAGCAACAAGGACTTCGTCCGAGTTTCTATCAAGTTCCGCCAGGTTGACGGCATCGCGTCCTACGCTTAAAGCGTAGCGGCATGGACCGCCGCTTCATCCTAGCCTTCTCCGACCCTGAGCCCGACGAGGTGCTGGGGTATCGGCTTGCCCCTTTCTGCCTGCGTGACCGGGTAAGGCTGCACGCCATAGACTCGCCTTTCGTCGAGGGTACTGGTTTCACGCCGGCGGCGGTGGTGGCGGCCCTGAAGACTTGCGCGGGGCAATCCCTCCGCGAGATTACGATGAAGGACAAGGCCCTGCTGGCCCGCATGGACCGCGAGCCGGAGTTTATGCAGAAGACCATCGCCCAGTTTTGTGGGCGCATGTACGCCGAGCACTGGCCCAAGTTCTGGGAGACTGGCAAACTAGAGCAGCGGACGAGCGGCATGCCCTGGGTACTGAGTTTAGTGGGCACCCTTATCAGCAACGGCGTGCCCGAGGATCGTGCGTGGACGATGCCGGAGTGTCAGGCCATCTGGCTATCAACGACCTTCTCTGGGCTAAAGGGGTGTGAGGTCAACCTATTGACTACTGAGGACGAGGAAGCCATGGCGGGCTTTACGGGTTCCCAAGGTTGAGATGAGCACGGACGTCAATTACAGCATCAAGGGCACGACGGACGTCCCCCAGCAGGTGGACAAGTCCAAGAAGGCCATGTCCGACTTCGAGCGCCAGACGGCCCAGGTGCAAAAGAAGTTCAGCGACTTCGGCAAAGACGTGTTCATGAGTTTCTTCGCCCCGATGGTCCTGCTGCATAGCGCCATCAATTTTGTCAGCGCCGCCATCGAGGCCCGCAAGCGCGAGGTCAAGGAGGCGTTGGACTTTGCGAGCACGGCCGAGGCTAAGCTCTACGCCAGCCAGCAGGAGATTGAAGCGGCCCAGCGTCGCAAGGACCAGCAGAAGGCCGAGGAGGACAAGAAGACGGCCGAAGAGATGAAACTACAGGCCCGCATCCAATTTTTTAAGGAGACCCCGGAGGGCTTTGGCAAGGTCAGCGAAGTTCTTGCAACCAACCAAGCCATGCGGCAAGGACCTTACGGATCAATGGCGATGGGCGCAGGTATCATGCCCCAAAGCGTCGACCAAATTGCGGAGCGTTTGGCCCAATCGAAATTAACGCCAGAGCTGCAAGCGGCCTTCGACAAGTTCTTCACCGAGACGGCCGCCGCTCGCCCGGTGAAGCCAGAAGGCCCCGCCGGATACACCCCCAACCAATTCATGGCCGTGGCCAGCGGCACAGTCGGCGTCGGTCTCAGCCCGCAGCTCGACGCGTTGAACCGCCAGATCACCATCCAAGAGCAAAGCCTTGAATGCTTGCGCACCCTCATCGAGCGCGATGGGGCTGAGACTGGCTTTAAGACCGAGAAGTTCTGGCCCAGCGCCAACCGCCCACCTGCCCGCTAATTTATGGCCAAAGTATCCAAGGGGAACACCCTAAGCACCCCGGTCCTTCAGGCCGGCTACACCATCGAAAACGACGGCTACGGACTACTAACGTGCCGTGCGACCTACAAGGTTGACGACAACAAGACCAGCAACGCACCTAAGCGCGGTGACATCTTTAAACCTGACCCCCGGCTAAAGTGCCACAAGGTCAGCGTCAGCTACGGGGCCCTGGGCGTGGCCATCATTACGGCCGAGTATTGCGGCATCGAAGCCGGCGACTGGACTGAGCCCAACGTCAGCGGCTCGGCTACCCTGAGCACGGAGCCCCTGACCTCGCACCCTAATTTTTTCAAAGCAGCGGGCTACGGCATCGCTGGCCCTGCCCCCTACACGGCGACGGCCTCCCCTGATGGCAACCCTAACAAGCCTGCCTTCCTTGGCATTAACGGCGCTATCTTTGGCAACGACGGGGTCGCCCCGAATAAGCCCCTGTTCCTCGGCTTCTTTGGGACTAGTACCGATCAGGAAAAGAAACTGTACAAGCGCACGTCTTACCTGTCCCCGGTGTCGTCCTTCAACGGCGTTTTGTACACGACGAAGGCCGGCAACGTTGTAAGCCTTCGTAAGTATGTCGGTGTCGCTTTCAGCGGTCGTGCTCCTGAAGGTTACCGCTTTCTCCTGCCTGCCTACCTTGGCGATAGTTTTGAAGCAAAGGACGAGACCCCGCAGCTGCTGCTTTCAAATGTAAGTTTCGAGGATTACGGGATGCTTTACAAAATTAGTTACGAGATCAGGTTCAACCGGGAAGGATACATGAGAGAGATTTATACGATTAACACCTGACCATGAACCTACAACCTGGCGTCGGCTATACCTTCTCGGGCACGGGCGCCGCGGCGACCCTGGTCATCGACGAGCCTTGGGTGTACGCTGAAGGTACTCACCCTTTTCAAGTCTTCTGCACGAAGGTCGGTTCTGACTACATCGTTCGCGTCATCCCTGGCACGATTAACAGCATTGAGCCGACGATCAGCGGGACGCAGCTCTCAGCCGTCCCCCCGCCGACGCTAAACATCGGCTTTTCGGCCAGCCCGCAGACTGTCTACATTTATTTGCTGATGCCTGTCGGGGCCTCGGGTACGCCGCCGCCCTTCCCTGACGGCCCGACCATCATTCACGACACGGCCCCTCAAACGAACTCAAACTCGGAAGCATACCTCCTGCTCGCCAGCGTGGACAACTCGACCGGGGTGGTCAGCCAGTACGTCAGCGGCAGCCAATCGGGCGAGAGGTACAAGTGCGGGTCGAATGACGCGGCCTATTTCTTCGGTCTGGTCTGATGAGCGTCATCCTAGGCAGGCACACGTTCGGGTTGTTCACGACGCTCGGGGACGGGACTTTGATTGCGCCCTACTACCCCGGGCAGTATGAGCGACCGAGTGAAGACTTCTCATCGACTAGCAGTTACATTGCCTACGGGAGTTACCCCGCAACCACGCCCGACAACATTGCAAAGTTGATTAGGGGAGGGTTTTCTTTACCCGGCGAGTATGCCAGAATCAGCACCGGCCCGTGTGGAGGCCTTGCCAACGGGACAGTCACAGCAGGCTTCCCGCCCAGCCCGATCTCAGGCAGCCCTTTTAGCAACGACACTAGGATAGGCCCTGGCGCTGGCCCTTACCAAAACATCTTCCCGCGCTGGACTGGCGAGACCGCTTGGGATTTCAACGCCTTCCCCGCGACTACAACCTTTACGGCCCAAGGCCTAACAACTTATTTTGAGTTTAACCCTGCTTACCCAGGCATTGGCGAGATTGCCCGCTTTGGCGTGTCCTATGACACCGGGACAATGCCGAACGACGTGGCCGACGGGGGCGACTCTAGTTACGACCAAGAGGCCGAGTTCATTGTGTTTGCAGAAGCAAACTCGGTTTGCTGCTGGAACGATGGCGCCGAGATTGAGCTGAACCTAGACGTTTGGCAAATTGACTTTACTACGACGGCGGTGGCCGGCTCCCCTGGGGTGTTTACGTACACCCTAGGCACGGCCTCCTTTCATTCGACCCTGACGCAGACGCTCACCATCGACCCGTCTTGGGTCGGTAGCGCATATAACCAAATCCATACCTTCACCATCCCCAAGGTCGTCGGCCACTTTACGTTCGTCAACGATTGCTACGTCTCTTCGGTCACGGGGCCGTAAGTTGCCCTCGGGGTTTGACCCCCCGCCAATGGTAGAAGCCCATGGCCCTCTATACGAACTACAGCCTTTTCGTCGATGTTGAGAACGGGGTCGTCTCAAGGTCCTTTCAGGATGTCAACCCGCTCAACGACCCGGCCTTCTTCAGCGGGGACCATTCTTTGCTAAATGTCTATTTTGTTAAGCCCAACAACATTAGCGCGGCCCCTTACGAGGAGGTCGTCATCAGCGGCCTTGCCTCGGTGAGCGTGGCGATCGGGACGGCGACCGCAGTGGCTACCTCGACAACCGGCCTGACCGCCCTAGGGGCTGCAACGGCCAGCTTCTCCACAATCGTGGCCTACGCTTCAGGCGTGAACCAGATTGACCGCATCACGATTGGTCCAGAGCCCAAGGGCGGCACGTTCTCGGTCCAGTACAACTCCGTGCCCATCGGGTCGATTAGCGTCAATGCCTCGGCCTCCGAGCTGCAGTCATTCCTCGTGTCTGGTATCGGTGCTCCCACTAGCTCTATTAGTGTGACCAAGGTCGGAAACTTTGCCTGGGACATTGAATGGGACGAAGCAACCTTCCCACCCCACGCGGCTGTCGTGCTAGGCAGCGCCGCAATCATCTCCTTTGTTGGCTACGAGGTTGTGCTCGACCTAACCACCGCAGGCGTGACTACCCTCCTAGGGGCTAACGCCTCCGCATCTGCCACCCTTGAAATCTCGACTACGCAGTCGGGCACGTCCTACGTCCAGACGGCCGCCCAAATCCCTTGCACTGTCTTTAAGCAAATCCTTTAAGCGATGTCTAACACTGTGACCTTCAAGCGCGGCACGACCTATTCGGGGACTGTGACCTACACCCCGGCGGCCGGCGGCCCCGCGAACCTCCTGACGACGACTGTCACGTCGGACATCATCGACGCCGTGGGGGTGGTCTAC